GTCCTCTAAAAGGAACCTCAATGATACCAGTTGAAGCAGCAGGTAACTGTGCAGTACGGCAAAGAAAAGATGTCAGTTCGACATCTCCCCCTGCGTAAGTGGGAAAGTTTAAGGTAACCTTAAAAAGGTTAGCACGTGCTCCGCCACCAGTTAGTTTTGACTTAAAGTCATCGACTCCTAAAATTGCCATCTAGACTCTCCTTTATACTACGCCTACAACTTCTTCAAACGCTACACCTGATCTAACTGCTACGAAGTTAAGCGTAACGAAGTTAATTGAACGTGCTGGTTTGATGAAGATGCTTGCAACAAATCGATTTGAATCGATTACTGAGGCAGTGTTATTGGTTTCATCACATACAACTCTAAAGTCGGTGATGCCTCTTCTTCCCTGTATTTCTCTCAAGAACGGTTCAACGATGCCAACAAACTCAGATCGAGTAAATTCGTCGTTGAATTCAAACAATACATTTTCAGATGCTTGCTTAATTGCTCTTTCAATAGTAAGGAAAAGTCTTCGAACGTTAATGCGATCAAACGCACTAGGACGCGACTCTTTTGTTTTATCGCCATATAGAAGAATGCCTTGCCCAGGAAGATTTACAATTGGGTTAACACCCGCTTTATAAAGTTGATCCCGATATTCTCTTGCTGCGTTCCACGCTAATGCAGTTACACCGAAGTAAAGACCTCGACGTTGACCAGCAGGCGAGAACCAAGGTGCTGCTACCTGATCAGTCAAAGCACATAGACCAGCAGTAGAACTTGCTGCAGGAATGTAAGTGTAAGCATCTTTATACTTATCATAAACTTTAAACCAGTTATTATCAAGAATAAGATAATTAGAAGCGGTTACACCGTTCGAAAATGCTTCGATAGCATTAGCAGTGTTAGTAACACTTGATTGTACTAAAACATCCGTTCTTGAGGGTGATGAAAAAACTACACAGTCTTTACGCTTCGCGGAAGCAATCCCAACAAGGTTGTTAACAACTGTTGTTTGTTGTTGACGAGTTACCATACCAGGACAAATCAGATAATCGACAGTAATGCTTTCAGGATCTTCGAATAATTCGAATCCTGCTGAAACATCACCTTCGTCTAGAGTAGCACTATCCAAACCTCCTGTTAAAGAAAAATCTTGAACTCCTGAAGTAGATGCTGTGAACGATGATGCTACATCACCAAATTCACTGAAAGCAGCAATATCTGCACACCATACATAAGCAGATTTAGCATTCAAGACATCTTCAAGATAGTTTGAAGTTCCGTCTGTAGTTTTCGCATCTCCTGCAAGAGATACATAAGCAAACGTTTCTAGGACAACTCCGGGAGTACCCGAAATATCACCATCTTCATCGATTATAGCAACATGGGCTTCGTCGTTAGCACTTGAGTTTCCTGAAGCAACTTGTACATAATTAGAAGTTCCAGGAGCGCCATCAAATTCTTCTTTGTATGCCCATCCAGTAAACCCAGCACCAGTAGCAGGACAAATTGAAATTTTCAAACTGTTACCAACAGATCCAGCATACTTAGCAATTATTTGCTCATTAGTAAGTCCGGATTTTTTGTAGTCCCAATCAGCAGAATTTTTAACCAACGTTCCAGTTGAAGCAACAACAGCAGTAAGCGTAGCATTTCCGGTAGGAGATTGAACTACAGTAGGAACACCGGTGTAACCAGAACCAAGATCTGTCATAGTGACCGATTTGATGCCGACAGTTACATCTACTGTTAAATTTTGGTCACCCGCAAGTGATCGATTAACTGTAGGTGTTTCGTTTATTGCAGACAATGTTCCAGAAAAACTACCGCCGCTAGTTAAAGCAACTCCGCTTACAACACCGCCAGCAGTTACGCTAGTTACTCGTGCTGTTGCATTCGAACCAGTGCCTAGATCCACCTCAAAGGTTTCGTCTAACTGATATCCTGTTCCAGCAGCGTCTCCAACTGTAATGGATTTAACTTCCATCTTAACAGTTGCAGCAGCACCAGAACCACTGCCTCCAGTGAATGAAAGTGTAGGAGTGTTGGTATAGTTGTTATTAGTTCCACTTATAGTAACACTAGTTACAGTTCCTGTTCCGACAAGCGCGGCATTTAATGCTGATTGTTGTGCTCTGACAACATACAGTGTTGAAGCATATTTTAAAAAATATGATGCTGTAAGAAAATCTATCGAAGATTTTGTTGTAAGTCTTGGCGAACCAAATTGTTCTGCCAATCTAGCTTCGTTAGAAACTAATACTGGTTGGTCAATTGGTCCCCAATTAAAGTCCCCTACAAACGCGCCTGTGGAAGTATCGACTGCTGTCACAACACCAGATAAATCAATTTCCTTGACTGTAATGTTCGGAGACGCGAATTGATTAGCCATAATCGTGTCCTTTTTTCGTTTAACCTATGATAAGAAAACATAATACGAAGTATTTCACTATGTTTTATTTATAAATAATTGAAATTTACCAATGGTCAGACGTGTCAACGGGTTGCCAGACTCCCCATTCTTTTGCTTGGATTTCTTCTCTAGTCATAATTTCTTCAATATATGCACTACCGTCATCGATAACACCAAAGGGCACAACATCTGCTTCAATGTCTATCATTCTTTGTTCGAACAACATACTCTTTAAGTCAATGTCAGACATGTTATAGAACATTTCTGTGCCCACGAAAAAACCAAACATAACAAGATTCATCATCAAATCATCATGATTTCCTTCTGACGCTTCATAAGATTGACCTTTAAGGATAAACGTAGAAATTTCCATAATGGTTTCTTCATCTACGATTTCAAGTTTCTTTTCTTCTAGAAGATCTTTGATTCCTGAACAACCTATACGTTTAGTTCTGCGATTGATTTCTACACCGATCTGTGAAGATTTTATAGCAGAAGAGACATGTACGTTTTCGTATTCAATATCATAATATAGTCCGTTACAAACCACAGCACCTTGATCATTATTTTCAACAACGACATATGCATTGTTGTAGACGGAAGCATACTTATATATAATATTAGGGAAGAGTATTGGAGAAATAAGATTGTTCCGATACACAGCCACTTGTTTAAATGGGCGGGTCGATATGTCGATGACAGTGAACGTAGAGTAGTCCTGACCTCTTCCTTTCGAGACATCAACGGTCATGATGTACTCGTGACTCTGCAGAGTTTCTTCGTAAATTAAAAGTTGACCACCCTCCCGAATATGCAGGGGCGGTTTTGATCGCAATGACAAAAGCGTCTCTGCATTTATAAGGGTGTTGCCCGTTCCAAAAAAGGTATTGCCAAATTCTTGGTCAAACTGAAGTTGGGAAGTGTTTGCTATAGTTTGTTCTTTCCATTTCTCATCTCGGTTAGGAACATCCCACCAATCTACTCGAAAAGATTTAAAATCGTTCGTACCTTGTTCTGCACCTTGCCAAATATTGTGGAAAATGTTTCCGATACCGTTTGCCGTAGACGTGATAATAACTTTTGTATCGATACCGGAAGAGATAACCGGATAGGTTGAAGTGTAGAATTCACCTGCTCGCTCAACAAAAGCAAACTCATCGAGATAGAGCAAATTAACAGACATGCCGCGAATAGAACTGCCGCTAGTGGAAGCAGCAACAATCCTAGAATTATTAGAAAATTCAATAGACCCTTTATTAAGAGTCTTACAACCGGGTTGCAAGAAGAAAGGAAGGTTCTCCAACATGAGCGTAACACGTCCAAGCATTTCTCTCGAAGTGGAACCTTTGTTCGCGAGGACAGCAATTGTTTTTTCGGGATGAAAGATTGCGTACCAGAGTAAGTATCCGACAGATGAAATAGATTTACCACTTTGTCTGCAAGCAAGTACAATGCTAAAACGGTTATCGTTAAAATGGTTGAACATTTTTTCTTGATAGGGGTAAAGATCGAACGGAACGAGACCTTTATCGAGTGATATGATTTTGACATATGTTTCTGCAAAATACGAAGGACTTGCCATACATTTCGCATATTCATGTACTTCCTCCTGTGTCCACTCTTGGACAACACCATCTTTCTTTACAAGAGAATTGTATTGATAAGTTTCATTCTGCATTCGGATTTGTTGTAACATCAATCACCTTTTCAACCTTATCTTGTAATAATCGTTGTAGGTCTGTTGTGCTACCGAGAAATACATTGTTATTTGTAATTTGTTTTGCTTCGTGTTTAGTAGGTGCTGTCATTTCTTTTTGTTTCTTATTCAGATCCATCAGTCTATCGTTGACATCGGATATGTTTTTGACCATACCTGATAACACTTCAAACGCACGAGGGTGTTCTGATTCACG